GTTTCTACCAGTGATCTCATCATATACAATGTCACCAGTAACATTTAAGTCACCACCAATAGTAACAATACCAGCAAAAGCTGCGTTTCCGTTAACACATATACTAGATAATGAACCAACTACAACTCCATCTAAAGTAGTTTCTGCCTTCTTCACATCATGATGATAAAGCTCTACTTGAGCACCTTCTACACACTTAATATACTCTTCACCTAAGTAACTTCTAAGTTCTAAAGCATCAGCTTCAATCAGTAATGAACCAGTCTTATTTGATATAGCTGAATTCGTAGCATTATGATGAACTTTTAAATCTTGTTGAGTTCCGAATGTTAACTGAGCATTATCAGCAAAAGTTGATATACCAGAAGCAACATATAATCTATCAGAGAATGTAGCGATACCCGTTACATTCAGGCCACCACTGGTAGTTTCTAGCTTAATTGAATTATCATAATATGAAACTACACCTCCATCAGCATAAGCTCGCAAGAGCACCTCATTACCAGCCCGATTATAGAGTCGAATATCATCTGATTGTAGAGAGATAGGATCAGATGTACCAGATTGAAGATAAAGATCACCAGTAGCATTTGCTATGTAACTATGGGTGGCATCATGATATATGGTTAAATCACCCTGAGCTCCGAATGTTAACTTAGCATTATCTTGGAATGTTGATACACCAGATACTACATTCAATCTGTCAGAGAATGTAGTGATACCCGTTACATTAAGGCCACCACTGGTAGACTCCAGCTTCTTGGAATTATCATAATACAGAGATACAGCTCCATTCTCTACGAAAGTTGCTTGAGTTTCATCACCTGCAGCATTTCTTATAACTAAATTATTACTATCAACATATAAATTTCCTGTTCCTGTTGTATCTTGAATGTAACTGTGTGATCCATCGTGCCATACAATTAAATCAGCTTGCGTTCCGAATGTTAGCTTGGCACTATCTTGGAATGTAGATATACCAGAAGTAACATATAACCTATCAGAGAATGTAGTGATACCCGTTACATTCAGGCCACCACTAGTAGACTCCAGCTTCTTGGAATTATCATAGTAGACTTCTACTGAGCCAGTATCATTACCAATAAGATAATTTTCACCACTAGCACTTTGAAGTTTAATATCTGCAGAACCTTGAAGTATTAGATCTCCCGTTCCAACGTCTTGAATGTAGCTATTTGAACCGTCATGATGAACTTTTAGGTCTGAATCATCACCCAAGAAAATAGCTGCGTCATCCTTAAAGAATGCACTAGTACCAAAACCAACCGTAGCACCTATACCAAACCTTGTGTCTGCATCAAATGTCGATACACCTGCTTGTACATGTAATCTATTTGATAAAGTTGTAATACCAGTTACAAACAGGCCACCACTAGTAGTCTGGAGCTTCTTCGAATTATCATAGTACAGCTCTACTTCATTTGACTCATCAGCACTGTTAGTCATAACAATGCTATTTTCGCCAGATTTAGCTTGTAATATTATACTACTATTATCGTCATTATCTACGCTGTTTCTTACATACAATGCACCAGTCATATTATCAATATAACTGTTTGTATTATCATGATATAGTCTTAAATCTGAACCATCTCCCATGAAGATAGCTGCATTATCTCTAAAGAATACACTAGTTCCAAAACCTACTGTTGCACCAACAGCAACAAAACTAGATACTAAACCTGCTTGACCATCAGTTGGAGCAAAACCAAATTGAACAGGAGCACTAAAAGTAGAAACACCTGATCGAACATTTACATCAATTCCACCAAGGAATGTGGCAACTCCAACAAAGGTAGATAATCCAAGAATCTTTAAATCGTCAAATATATTTGGCCCTGCTTTTATTGCACTTTCAATCGTTGCAATTGTTGTTGAGTCAAGTGATGCAATACCACTAAGACGTAAACCTCTATCTATTACTTCTGTCGTACCTATAGCAAATGCCTGAGCACTTACCATACCTGAAACATTTATATCATTCGCAAAAGTGGAGAATCCACTAATATCAAGGTTGGCAATTGTAGCAACACCAACAACATTAATATCCGTTACACCAATACCACCCCTATCAGCAGCATGTACATGGAGGGTATATTGAGGAACCGTAGTTCCTATACCAACTTTTTTTAACGTCGAATCACCTACGATCAGGTTTGTATCAACCTGAACACCATTCTTAATGACAAAATTCTTATTAATTGCCATTTCGGGTTCACTCTCCCCCTATTTTTTATTATTTATGCAAAAAGATTAATGTAGATCAACCCAAGAACCAGCAGCATAACCTTGGAACTTAGAAGTAGTCTCGTTATAGATGATTGCACCTGTGGTAAGACCAACTAAATTACCTCTTTCTGTTGTTGTAACTTTAGGCATAACTGCAAATCTACTCTTGACACCACCCGCATCACCAAAGTCAACCGCACCTCTAGGTTTGAATGTTCCAACACCGATTGATGCACCATTTCCAACAAGAGCACCTGCAACACCACCAACAGATAGAGTGCCTGAGAATACAGCAGTTACAATACCAGTTGGGTTAAAGATAGGTGATGTAACAGCATCAAATGAATGATAACCATAGTTTGCAGTAGTGCTTATACTACCAAATCTCTTCCAAGCATTATCAGTTGTATAAACCCATCCAAGATACTTACCACCTTGTGGATTTTGAGCAAATGAAACATCACCTGGAGTTGCAGAATCTGTAGGAGTAGCAATTCCAACTGTATATTTTCTGGAAACTGTTGCATCTCCCTGTAAGAATAAAGATGATGCTTCAAGACCCTTAGTAGATGATGAAGTTACTTTATTACTAAAGACTACAGGGCCTTTAAATTCTGAGATTGCCTTACCCTGATCACCACCATCAATCTTAATAGATTGTGAAAAGTCACCTTCAGTTGCTTTAACAAGATTGATTCCCTTCTTAACAGAGATATCTTCACCAGTAACACTTCTAATTGGAGTGTTAAAGACTTCTTCTTTACCAGTAACAGAATTTATCTTTTTATTACCTGAATAGAAGATACCCTTATCATTCATACCAGTGAAGTAGTTAATACCACCATTCTTTCTAAGTGACTGACCTATGATTTCTTCAGTATCAGAAATAGTGCGATCTTGCTTCTCTGGAAGTGCAGTTGAGTAGTTTCCTGGCCCAAATCCAACATATTCAAATGTATGACCTGCAACTCTGTTGATTGAATGTCTTCTTAATTCAACAGGTAATGGTTTGATTTTACGAACAAGTGAGGCATTAATATGAGTTGCTGCTTTTGTTCCAAGACATGCACGATAAATTGTTAGTGGTCCAAGAGTATCAAGATAAGCTTTAGGTATTGTACCCACTCCAGTAGCAACTGTGGTAATTTTATTTTTAACTCTAACTATCTCATCATCAACTTGAAGATAATCTCCAATTTCAAAACCATACTGCTCTGTTGATCCCATAGCAACAAAATTCATTGTTGTTTGAGTCTTTGTCATAGCACCTTCAGTAGGAGCAGTAATACCATCATAAATTGGAATCATTCTAGAACGGAAACCCTCATCATCTATGGTTGGTATTCCATCATTTGATGCAAATCCTTGATTCATTACATATACTGAAGAACCTACTGAAATTGATCCATTTTTTGTAGTTGCTGATGTACCTACATTAATTTCAAATTGTTTCCAACTCTTAATCTTAGTAACTGCATGACTTCCAACAAAGTATTGAGCATCTTCATTTACACTATTTCCAGGCCAACCTGAAGCATCTGTATGACCAATACCAGTAGAAATAGCAACTAATACTTTAGAATTAACATCCAATCCATGACCAAGAGATATACTAGAAGCAACACTAACACCAATTGTGGCAATTCCTGTTGTTGTACTGTAATCAAATGAACTTACAGCCATACCCACACCAGTTCTATGCAGAGTTGCATTAGCAGTTACTATTGATCCTATTCCAGCTGTCGAAACACCACTTACCTGATTATTACCAACGACACTAAAGCTCTTTGCTGCACCTACCCAAACATCTGTAATACGATAATAGTCATTATATTGATTATAAGATTCAGAAGTAATACCACTTATTCTAATAGTATCACCAATATTATTATGAATCTGAGTGACTGAAATCTTAGCAGCATTATGACGAACTGCAACACTATTAACAGTAGTAGTTGTTCCAATACCAGCGACATATAAGGTATTACCAATACCGTATGCACTACCTGGATTAACAATAATTATCTCAGTAATACCACCACCATGTTTATCTACTTTTACTTTTGCAGTAGCATGTTGACCAGTAGTTGATAATCCAGTATATACAGCTTGACCATCAACAACCTGAGAAGGATAATCTGTTAAATTTAATAATTCCGCAGTATAGTAAGTTTCATCGGAAGCACTACCAGTTCCGTAAGCAGAACCACTATTTGCAATACTAACTTGCTTGATACCATTAAATCCATGATCAATATCAGTGTGAATGGTATGAACTTTAGATAATGGATAATTATAAGTGCCAACAGGCATTTTCTGTTGACCTGTACTTAAACCAGTTGTACTATTTGCAGGTACCACTCCTGTAGTATTAATACCAGCAGATGTTACAATTTCTGTAATTCCAATACCAATACTAGTATCAGCAACAATACTATCAACTGTTTCTTTTGTAAGACTCTTTCTTACATCATCTACAGTAACATCACCGATTAAACTTGAAGTAGCATGAGATGTTGTTGATTCTGGATCAGCAACAGGATTATCACGATTGACTTGAGGATAAAGATATTTGACTGGTTGAGTAAAATTCTCACTAGTAAATGGTGCTACACTAGGAGCAACAGATGAATTTAATACCGTTAGATAGTAAATACCATCTTGTTTTCCACTAACATACTCTTGAACTTCTTCTGAATCCTGTATATAATATGTTTTACTATAATTCTTTCTCTTAAAGTATGGAAGTGCTGTATCCCTAGTAATAGTTTCAATAAAGGTAAATGTACCAGGATCAGTTCTAACTCCAACAGTAAATTCTCTTGCACTACTAATACCAATAACTGGGAAAGTTCCATTATATCCAGAATTACCAACTCCAGTAGTATTAACACCACTCTTAACATTAGCAATTTCAACCAGAGAACCCACAGACAAATCATGTGGTTGTTCTGTTAAAATTCTTGCAGAATCTGGATTAGTAGATGCTGACCAGTTAGCATTTGAAATTAATCTAAAGTTTCTCTGTTGACTAACATTAGCTAAATTCTCAGTTCCATAATATGTCTCAACTTCAGTTGTTGTAATACCAATTGTAACATTAGATTCCTGAAGAATATATCCACTTGTAGGTGGTCTTCCTACAGATACACCAGATGAAGATGGAACAACATATCTTACACGATAGATTGTATCAACAGCATCTCTCTCATCAGACTTTCTCTTAATATATGTTCGAGGAGAAGAAGTTCCTAATACTGATGTTCCTTGATTAACGAAATATGGCCATATTGCATCCTTTCCATTAGATGTATCAACACCAACATTAATATACCATTGATTTTTACTTGCACTATCATATTGAATTGGATGACCAAGATCACCAGAATTCTTATCAGATACTCTACTTACAATCTTTAAAGGACCACCAAGATTATTAATAGTTAATACATTTGCATTTTCAGCATCAGTAAAAGTTTTAGCAAGTTTTAATCCAATATTAGTACCTACTCCAGAACTAACTGCATAATATACTTTATTTGATTCAATTCCATCAGGAAGAACTCCATTAGAACTAATAACTCGAACACTTTCTCCATTACTAAAAGTATGTGCTGATGTTAATTCAATTTGATTACTTGTAATACTATTAATACCTGCAGCACTTCTATTAACATCGTAACTCTTCTCACCAGTTAAAGGGGTATGAGGAATACCATCTTGAGTATCATTGCCCTCCATTACGATACGAGAACTAAATTCTGAACTAACACCTGCTGAAATTGGTATTAATACATTAAGTGTATCAGAAGTTCCTGCACCAATACGATATCCATCTAGAACATTCTCTGGTTTTACAGATGGATTAGTAAGACCTTTTAAATATAAACGTTCAGATGTCGTTCCAATACCTATAGAGTTTGTAATATCAAGAGCATCAAATTCAATTGTTTTTTGTGTAGATGGAAACTCTTTTGGTGGAATAATATGAGTGATATATCCTATATCATCTTGAGAATATGCTTCTTTCTTAAATCCAGCAGAAACTAATGCTTTTGCACCAAAGTTTGAGTTAGAGTTGGTGATAGACATATCACCACCAGTGTCAGCTGAGAAATGTTCTGCATAACCAATAGCAAATGCCGATGCTGCCTGAATTGTTGCATCATTAATTGCTTTGATATGGAAGTTATTGTATGTTGGTTTAAAGGTTGCTCTTGAATCTGTATTTAAACTTTCATTTCCACTTGTAGTTCCATCATTATATGTTCCAGTAGTTGCATTATACTTAACAAATGCATTATTATCTTTCTGTAATCCAATACCCGTAAATTGGGCAACAACCATAGATTTAAATCCAGTTGATTTATTACCGTCAGCAAGCAAACCACACATACCATAAACCGACCTTAGAGAGCAGTTAAAGATATATGGTGATGCAGAAGTAACAGTATCAATATTCAATGCTGCAGTTGATCCAGATACAGATGGAAGTGCATTGGATGGAGCATTTTCTACAGAATACTTAAATTCTGTATTACTTACCTTATCTGTAATTAAAAACTGACCATCATATCCAGTTGCTGTAATACCAGAAATCTTAACAGCAGTATCAACATCTGCACCAGTAAGAGCAGAACTTGTTGTAACAGTAATTATTGTCGTTGAAGTTGTACCATCACCTGCCTTAATACTGCTAATACCTACAGAACCTGCAGTAGGGCCAACAATACGATATTCATCAATTTTTGCTTGAATATCTAATCCAGTTGATGGGTAATCGGGTTCAATCTGACGACCAGAAGTAACTCCATATACAAGACCTACCTTCTCATAATACATATCCAGATCAGTTCTTGTATTAGAACCCCATGTCTGGTTATTATCATTAATACTTACTTTGTTTACACCATCAGCATATTCAAATGCAGTCAGTTTATGGTGTGAAAAATCAGGAACATATTGATTTTCAGTATAATCTAAGAAAACCTTTCCATTAGGATCAGCATCAAATATAGAGAATTGCCAGAAATAACATGCACCAGTTACACGGAATATCGCAGATCTATCAACATTATCATTTAATGGGTTTGGAACATACTTAGGACGGATCTTTGTCTTTCTAAGATCCATACCAACAATTGAAGTTCCACGAGGAACAATTACACCACCATGTACACTATTAAGCTTATATAAAGCATTATTGGAGTTTCCTAAATCAAAATTAGTTGTTAAATCCCATGCACTAAAATCAGTAGTAGTTGATCCAAATCTATCTCTAAAATTTCCAGATCCATCAGGTATATATCCTGGTCTATTATCAATTACATGATCTCCTGGATAAAGAAGTATGGTTGTTTGTGCAAATCTATCATTATTAAGACCTTGCTGATATGAAAATCTAGATGCCTCAATCAAAGCCCTTTGAATGGTTTTAAAAGGACGTGTTAATGAATTTCCCTTATTATCGATACTATCCGTCGAATCCAAATCATTTGGACTTACGTACAAGATATTTCCACGAACATTTTTTAAGAAATTCTCTAATCTGGATAAACCCATGTTTATTCTTCCAATGCCGATTATTACTTTTAGATATTTATAAAAAAAGTAATGGGGCAAAAAATACCTGGAGTTTTTTTCCCGACTTTTTTGAAATTAAAAGCTAGCCTCCCCTGACGCTATTGGTTCGGTGTACACCAATCGGTCTTCAGGGCATGTAGCACGTACCAATTCCAACACATTCATAAACTGTTCTGTATTATCACACACTACCTCCTTAGTATCACCTTCATTAGAATATAAGTAAAAAGTTTTCTTAAGTGGATCAACCACACACTTCATTAAGTACTCTTCGTCCATCCATGCACTCATCATACTCATATAATTTACGATATAATTAATGATTTGTCAAGTTTATAAAAATTATCCACATACTTCTCAATATCTTCAGTTCTTTGAATTCTCTTATATTCTGGTTGCATATATTCTAATAAAATTGGTTGGCCATGAATATTGTAAAGAAAATTGGATTTTAATGATTGAATTGTAAAATCACTTTGTAGTATATTACTCATCCAATCAGCAAAGTCATCACCAAATCCATCCTCAAATCTCCAAAGATGTGTTTTCATATTAATATAATCTACTTGTGGTCTAAACCATCCCTTTGGATGATATGGATGGGATTTTAATGATATATATCTTTCTACTGGATCTCTTACAATAGCAATCTGTTCTAAGTATTCTACATCCAAATACTTCTCATATAATTCTCGATGAAGATGAGAAATCTCAACATCTTCAATTAATTCCCATATAATTTGCTCTGGTTCATATCCATTCAATCTTATATTCTCTTGAATAAATCTACCTGCAGTTCTTGGAATGTGAACAAATAAAAATCTTTTTCCTGTTTCTTTATGATAATAAGTAGGCATTAAGGTCTACTATACCAGAAAGATAAAACAAATCTCTCTGCCTCTTCCACTCTACTAACATAGTGAAGATGTTGTGAATTTGAAAATATTATCAATTTACCTTTTTCTGGTTTTACCTCTATATCCTCAAATACAGTAGATCCACCCTTAAAGTCATCATTTAAATAAAGCATTGCTGCAAACACATCTGGTCTATGAACATTATTATCATCAACATGAGGTTTCATAAATGTGCCAATAGGCCATCTTACAACTCCAACATAGTCTAATGCAATTTCACTCTCAAATGTTTTACAACGATTTGTTACGTTATTAATAACACCACCAAATAATTCATCCGTTGTTGAATTCATATCTATGGGATCTACATTCCCACCCAAATATTTTGCACCATAGTTTTTATCAAATGGTTGATTTGGAATATATGTAAGACTCTCATTTGGATCTGAATGTGTTACAGCATCCAATGCACGATCTTCTTTCTTGACATCAAAAAGATCAATAAAGGGTTGACATAGAGAAGAATCTAAAAAATTATCCTCTATGTATATAAGTTTTTTCATCAAATAGTAATAGTATTTCTTCTACCACGATACTCTGGATCATTAAAGTTTGGAGTTTCTGGTGCTGTCTCTGGATTAAAGTTTGGATCAGGATAATCTTGCCAACCTTCTCCCTCATATTCTACATGTAATGGGTTTACATCTGTTCTTGCAGCATAAACATGATAGAAACAATTCACTGGTAATCCACCTTGTGCTTGAAGATGTATAGTTTCTGCATCCCATCTCTTCACAATAATATCTTGATGCACACCTATTGGTTGCAAGTGAACTGATATACTTTCAACATCTACAAGATCTTTCCAATAATCTGGTAATTTTATTATCTTCTCATTTCTTACTCTTCCTCTACAATAAACACCAACTTCTGGGCCTTCAATACATGCATAACGAAGTCTCCACCCGTCTTTAGATGGGTGTTTAATATCAAAAGGTTTTGGTGAAGCATCTGCAGCAGCAAATCTAGAAGCAAGTCTTCCTTTATTACCACAATCTACCTGACCTGTGACATACATATCACCAACAACATACACGGAGTCAACACCAGAACCACCATCACCTTCAATCATAGCATTACCCTTCACAAACAATGAACGATTTGTTCCAATGGTATCTTCTCTACCTACCATCAAAGTTGCATTAGCAGATGAAAAAGCATCGACCTTTCCAATCTGTGTATTACCTTGAAGATATGTAGTATGATCTACTTTTGCATTACCTACACCTAATGCTTGAGGAACCAGTTTTTTTGCACTATTAACTAATTGTCCTCCCCATACAAAAACTTCATCGAATGAAAATGCCATAATTGCTCCTTACGAATTTACTGTTCCTGGTTTTGGTAATGCCTTTTTAACTGTTGCAGCACTTACACCTTCTAAGAATGGTGTAAAAATTTGAGTTGATAATCCACCAGCAATAGTTATTAAACCTGTGCTTATAATTTTAGTGGATTGCTTACCATCTATTGTAACATTTTTTGAGTCAAGTTTCAAGGTCTCGTTTGCTTTTGCCCAAAGAACTCCTTCTGGAGCGTTACCTGTAGCAACAAATTCAATATCTAATCCTTCAATACGAATCTTTCCATTAGCTGCTTTCAATTGTATATCACCATTCTCTGCCAGAATAACAAATGCTTCCTCCTCCTTCTTCAGATCTTCTCCTGTATGCATAATGGTAGCACCAGGAGTATTCATTGATGTATAATTTTTACGAATTCCATCCTCCTCAAAAGCAAAGAAGTGACGACCATCCATACCTTTAAGTTCAACACTTGAAGTTACATCTTTAAATGGGCTCAAACCACCAAAAGTTATCGCTCCATTCATAGAGCTCCAAACTTGTGTCCAAAAATTTCTCTTCTGTGTCATTAATATCCTCCTGAGTAACCACCGCCACCGCCACTGTCACCACCACTTGGAGGTGGAGATGGAGATGGAGATGGAGATGGTGTAGGTGTAGGTGCTGGAGATGGTGTAGGTGTAGGTGCTGGAGTTGGTGCTGGAGCTGGAGTTGGTGCTGGAGTTGGAGTTGGAGTAGAAGAAGAAGTAGTTATATCTTTTGTTTCACCTACATTCAACTCAATAGCACCTGTTGGTGGATCTATTATCACACTAGTAGATGAATGAATCCTACCAGTCATCAATCGCCCATTTGCCATTTTATGAAAAGAACCATAGTAAGGTTGACCATTCACATATCCAATAAGAGCATCTGCTTTTGCAATACTAGATTGTCTGTTTTCATAAACTCTAACATAATTAGTATTATTAGAGTCGGTACCAGCATATTTCACACTATTAACATAAAATGTATTTCCATAATACTCTTTACCATCAACATAACCTTGAATATTCAATCCAACTAAATCATATACCTGAACAACATCTAATATAACTGGTTCAATTGGTTGAGGATCACGAATTATATCAAAGACAGGAACAAATTTAGCATTAAAACCAGACTCAGTATCCATCATTATTTTTGGAAGACGAGTAAATCTTCCCCCTTTATCAACACTAACTGATTTTATCTTACCAAACGGATCACATGTATAAGACAATACTGTACCATTAGTTGGAGTAATTGTCAATTGATCCACTCCACAATTATAATTAAATCCAGGATCAGTTACAACAATCTCTGTAATCGTAAGAATAGCAGGATATTGTGGAACAGTTTGTGGAGGTGGGAGATATCCAGTACCACTATCAATAGGAATAACTTTAATAACTTCACCATCTTTAATAACAGTATCAAAAAAAGCACCAGTTCCATTCTTACATGGATCAATAACTTCAACTTGAGGTGGTTCTTTATAACCAAAACCACCACTCACAAGATCAACAGCAATCAAGTTACCATCTTCATCAACAATAGGATTTCCCTGTGCTCCTACACCATGACCACCAAAGAATTTAACTATTGGTGGGCCACAAGGTTGCTCTCCAGTAATACATGGATCCTTTCTCAACAGATCTTTAGGAGTTAAACTATTAACTCCATCAATATCCAAATAACGAATCTTTGAATCTCCATCAAGAAAAATAAACGTAGTATCTGGATTCGTTGCTGCATATGTATTAGCATCTGTAAGAGATACATCATGAATGTATCCCTCAGTCTCAGTAATATACCCTACTGTAATATTATCAAATGAAGTTGGTGATATTGGCATTATAAGAAATTACCTCCACTTCCTGTTGGAACTTTATAAGTTTTAGTTACTTTCTTCTCTTCATTTATCTTAGCCTTAATTTCTGCTTGAGATAAATTTTGATTTCTTATAGAAGTTTCAGAACGACGTTCAGCTAAGGTCTTACCAACACCTTTTGCTGATGTAGCAACATTCTTTGCAGAATCAGCAACTGATGCAAAACTTGGAGCACCTCCATCACCACCACCTCCTTGCATTGTATGAGTATCATTAGGTGAACAGGATGCTTTAGGATCACAATTAAAAATTTGTGTAATTGATCCAACAAATCCAAGTGCAGATCCAATATCAAAATTCATTCCACCAAGTGCTCCTATACCTAAACCACCTGCTACTGCACCTGCACGAGAAGATCCTTCACCAACAATTGAACCTAAAACTTTTGGGAAGAATGAAGCAAGTCCACCAACTCCATTAACAAGTTTAGGTATATCACCTGTTCTAATTGCTGTAAAAGCAAGACCAGCACCAGCCATCAATGCTGGATTCACACCTAAAACACCAGATAGAGATGAAAAACCTTCAACAATTCCATTAGGATTGCCTTTATCATTTATCAAAGCAATTGCACTAGCAATAACTATTGCATTATTTTTACCAGAAAGATCCATAAGTTTAGATAATCCTGTAGAATAATCTCCATTCTGCCAAGGAGCAACTACACCTCCAATCTTATCAGGATTAGCACCAGATTCATCTGCCATTGATTCAGTTATAGATCTAACAAGAGCTCCAGATCCTAATGCAGCAAGAACAGTATTTTCATTAATAGAATTATCAATACTACCACTATCATCTGAACCAGAATCGGTAGAAGATCCACCTATTGAAATCTTAACTTCCTCCACAACAGGGCCAATTGCATCATCAAACCCTTTCATAACTGTATTAATCGTCTCTCCTATTATTTGACCAACTAATTCTTCTGTTGCACATAATGGAGTTGGAATATAATATCCTTCTTTTGGAAGTGCTCTAATAATATCTGATCCTGGAGTATCAAGTTGAGTTTGAACTGGTTCAGTATTCTCTTCCCATACTCCACTATCACCAACTCGAACAAAAGTTTCAAGTTCTCCTGTATTAGGATTAAACCTTGTAGATCCTATTGCAGTAGTAAGACCAACGAGACTACCAGTTATTGTGGGATTTGCTACTTTAGATTCTTTCTGCCTCTTCTTAAAAATATTTTTTAATGCAGCTGCAATTAATCCTACTAATGCAGACCCCATCATACCATTAAACATACATGCAATTTTTTCAAGACCAGCAACCTTCTCTTTCATTATAGCAAGACTATGAGAAGGAGGAGCTAGGTTATCCATAGGTGCTAACTTCTCATTAAATTCTTTAGTTGTAAATTGCTGCACCTGACCCATAATACCTTTCATATATTTTGAAATCTCTTCAGATGCACTTTCAATTGCAGCATCAATACTCTTATCTGCTTGTACTATAGGTAAACCAGCAGCAACATTTGCATCTTGCATTGACTTTTGAAACTGCTGTATCTTTTCGCTTAATGTCTCTACTACTGTCTGAATATTTTTCATATCAGACTTTCTATTTGGATCTGGACATGCTAATGCATGTTTTCTTGTTAATATATTTCTTTTCTTCTCACCTGCTGTTGTATCTTGATGAGTTGCATCAGATGACTCTTTAGATACGTTAGTAGTTGTTGGTGATAAATCCCCATCCTTTAATTTTTTCTGCTCTGGTGGTTCTTCATCTTGGTTTTTAGAATGAAAACTTTGTGGTGTAAAATTCTTTCCACCACTACCTTCAGTTCCAGTTTTTCTTTCTAGTTTTGTCTTATTGTTATTACCAAGGATACCCATGATAACAGGAACCTGTTGATCCTGACCATCAATAAAGAATCCAAAGACAAAATTACCTTGCTTAATTGCAGGAGTTTGATAAGAACCTCCTTGACCTCCACCTGCTGTCACAGGATACATTACCTGAGCCCAAGGTAATTCTTCTGCAGTTATTGATGCTTCTTCTTGATCATGATTACCTATTATTCTTACCTTATATCTGTATCCCCATGCGGGAACCTCATCAGGAGTATCAAATACTACGTCTTTTATGTTTTCACGCCAGGTTGAATCATCAGCAACCTGGCCGATCCACCACAAAAAACCAGATCCCAATACACCAGGATTAAATAATGCAGTTCCTTCCATTATTCGTCGTATACTCTACACTCAAAGGCATCTGGATGGTTATCACAATAAACTTCTAAGTGTTGATCTTGATGTCTTGTATGATAATCATTAATAGCACCATCATTGTTATTAACTTCTTCTCCCTCATGGTATTTCTCATACTCAGCATGAACATCTTTTAGATCTGCTTCAGTATATTCAAGCATACCATGATTGACATGCTCCTTATGATCCTTTGGATCTAAGTAAACTTCATGATCTAAATCGTGTTTGATTTCCTTAGTCATAATTAATTCCTCTTGCTGTGATTTCCTTTTCTTCCAAATGAATCTCTTGCCAAGTTTAACTTAGTCCAAGTTCCATCTGGAGTCACTAAGTGGCATAAGTCAGCTATAATATATAGACCCCCACTTTCCTTATTTACTGTATCATCTTTTGAAGCCTTAACAGAAGGAATGTCAACATATATTACATCTCCTGCATGTAAACTAAAATCACCAGCAATGGTAATCTCTTGATTTTGTTGAAAGAGTTGATTATATCTACGAATGGCTTGATTAAGAGTGATTGCTGCTTGAAAATTTGGATCTTCATTTTTTTCTAATTGTTGCTTAGTTGTTCCTGAAGGTAGGGTTCCAGTATCAACTAACATATATGTGGTACGTGTGTATTCACTATCAAATTTTTCATTAAACTTTGGAAGACCTTTTCCTGCAAGTTTATTAGTAGACAAATTAGATGCACTCTGTCTTACAACCTCATAAAAACAATTAAAAGGATCAAACAAAACTAACTTGGTATTATAAGCTCCAAAATTAAATTTTTGTTGTGCATTAATAGAATTATTTGATATCTGTTCTAATATCTTTCCATCATATCCAGGAGGAACTCCTTGTTCACCATCAGGAGATTCGTTATAGATAAAAGATTTCTTTTGTTTCTGTTCTAACAATTTATCAATAGATTTAAAGTGAATTCCATCTGCAGTTTCAAATAAAAAATATCCTGCACTCTGATCATCAGCACCATCTGGAACAGAATTTTTACATAACCAATTTAATACGTAAAAAGGTTTACGACCATTACCAATAAAATTATAACCATTTTTAGTAGGTTCTATATCAACTTTCTTTTTAGTCTTTAAAGATCGTTCTCCACTCTTTAAAATACTTTCAATATGATCTGAAATTTTTCCATCATATCTATGAATTAATCTTGAAGTGCCAGCTTCATTGCGAATAAATTCTTCAGAAACTAATTCAAGACTAATCATATTCTTCATACCATCTTCGATTATAGGAGTAATTGAATTGACATTCAGATCTACCTTAATTTTATTCTCATTATTATCTGTAAACTCTAATCTAAAATCTTCCGTTCCAACTAAAGGCAAACCTTCAATTACAGATTTTCCATCAATAGAATCTCCACTATCTGCATATATAACAGTTGCTTTTATAGTATCCTGCAATATACTTTCATAATACTGAAGACGCACGACTCCACTAACCAATCCAGCAGTTTTACCACCCTTATTGGAAGTTATATCAGCCTTTGTAATAAAAGCTGGACTTGAAGCATTAGAGGTAACTTGTTTTGCCATTATTTAATTAGCTCCATTCTATTTACCCTGATACAAAAGAAGTGATGGATCATTTGAATCAACAGACTTACTTTTTGATGATCCAACAGTTGTTTTTTCAGTAGAAGAAGGGGTGTTATTATTATTAGGAATAGGTATTGGAATAATTTTTGAAGAACCTTCTCCTCCTTCATAGGATGCCTTATTGCTAACAGCATTAATGGTATCATTATTTTTTTGTTTACTTTGTTCTTTGGATATTGAATTAGGTCCCATCTCTTTAGGATCATCATCAGATTTCTTTCGAAACTTTTTATCAAAGTTTTCCTTGTTCTCTTTAACTTTTTCTTTATTCTTATCTATTTTTTTAGTAAATGCATCTTTTATTGCATTTGCACCACCTGAAATTCCACTAGGCCATCCCTCAAAGAAAGATCCTGGGAATAATGATTTACCTACATGACCTATAAGGAAAGGAAGACCTAAACCAGGAATAAACATACTAAAATCAGGAAAATGCATCAATTGTTCTTCACCATCAATCCATTGTTTGAACCACGGAATTCCTCCAAATGCTTTACCCAACAACCAATTTATATTAATACCTATACCAAATATCTTAAATTTCATTAAAGGTAAATTAAATACAGGGAAGTTATCAACAAATCTTTTCATTCCAGCTTGCATCCACTCTTTCAATAATTTAGCTGCTCCACCCAACTTAGCTAATACCCAACCTATTCCATCAAAGAATAACCACTTTCCAAACTTCCATATTACATTCCCACCTTTTTGTAATAATTGAATAAGATTTCCAAGGATAGGAATCTTAGTAAGAAAACCAAAAATGCCCATGAGAGCAGTCTTCAACATATCAAATGCTTTAGCAGGATTCTTCTCCATGATTGTATAATAAAGCATATCACCAACAAACATACCAATTGTTTCACCCAGAAGAGTTCCAAGAATAGGAATAGGAATAAAGGTTCCTAATGCTCCACCCAATGCAGCACCAACACCTTTAAAGAGTGCTTGTCCTACTGATTCTCCTGACAAGAGAGAAACAATAGCAACAATAACAGGGCCAAGAATAGGAATCCTAGATGCAAATCCTTTAACTGCAGGAGTTGCTGCTTTTAATGCAGGAGCAATAAATTTTGCTGCCTTACCAAATATCTTTGTAGCTAATCCTCCTACCTTACCTGTTACTGCTCCAGTACCTTTGCTAAGAATACCTGCACCTTTACTAAGAATATTCTTTCCAATATTTGTTACCGTGCTTCCTACCTTACCCAATACTGATTTAATTGCCTTTCTTCCAGCAGGACCAATCAATCTTTTTACAAAAATAGATGCTCTTCTGATTATATTCTTAGCAAATTTAAATACTCTTGTTATATTTCTGACTAATCCCTTAAATATTTTTTGACCAATGAATTTCCATACAAGAAATGCATTAATTAAATTTTTAATATTACCCATGAAGATATTAAATTTCTTCGCACCTTCGTCACCAAAAATATTGGTAACAAAACCCTTCATCATTTCAACAAGTTTATATCCCCAATGAATAAAACTTGAAAATACATCAATTGCACCTATGGAAAGATTAATAAGAAAATCTCCAACCTTTGCAAGACCTTTTATAATTCCTATCACCATAGGATTTGCTGCAAAATCCACCAACTTTATTATAACTGCCGACCAAAGATACTTCACAAAGAATCCCATGATCCCTTCTAAAAATCCTAAACCAGGAATTTTTACCTTTTCTTTCTTATCTTTAGGATCTTTCTTAGGAGTTTCTAATCTCTTTTCTTCTTCCTTACGCTTTTGTTCTTCCTCTGCTTTCTCTTCTTGTTTATGAAGACCTTTATCAAGAGCAAGATTACTCTTCATAATACTAGCAACTACCATCAAAGAACTATTAATTGACTCTAAATTACCACCTTTAGAACCTCCACCACTAGAACCACCACTAGAAGGAACTATAGCAGAACTTTTAGGAATTAATGATGCAGTAGGTCTAACTGTTGTTGCTTCACCTTCTTCACCTCCACCCATAATCTGTTGGGCTGATGCTCTTCTATTTGCTACTCTCTTTCTCCGATTACTAACCATCTTCTTACCTCTGGCAGCCACTTTATCAGCTCCCATTACCCTTGCTTCTCTTTTTAATAATCCTTTTGCTAGTGCTCCTAAAGCCATATTTTATCTCCTTATCCCCAGAGTATGTTCTTTAGCAACACCACCACCTGAAACAGAACTAAATGATGGAATAGAACTTCCTGTATCTGGAGTTCCACCACCAGAATTTCCACCACCAGTTGGAATAGGAATAG